CACGCTGGGTAGCCATAAAACCTACCTGACCTGTGGTAGCGAACAACTCGTTCAAACGCTTGAAGGCGCGTCCCTGTCTATCAGCGATCCAATAGTAGCTGAAATCGCCGAATGCAATGGTCTTAGCGCCCGCTTCAATTGCCGGTACATATGATGAGGTGTAGACGGGGCGGTTCAGGATGGTGTCGGGGGTGCCTGCGGTCAACGAAGGCTGCCACAGGTATTGACCCTGACCGTCCTTTAGTTTGCGAATTGCCTTAACCGTGGAGTCGTTCATCACGAATACAGCCTTCTTACGGTAAGGAGATTTCAAGGAATAGAAGAGGTCGAGAACCTCATCCACAGTAATTGCGGTTGCACTTGCTGCCGTAACTCCAAGCTGTGCGCCTCCCACCGCAGCGAAAATACCCGTGGGTTTACCCGAGCCGTCGCCCACAAAGAAGGATTCCTCTTCCTTAGATCCGATACGGCGGGCAAATTCGGTGCTGATATAGCTCTGTAGGTCGAAGACCGAGTCGTTGAGCAGCTCATCGGACACCTTGATGAAGGTACCGAGTTTGTATGCTCCGATAGATGTCTGACCGAAAACCTCATCGCTTTCGGGATAGAGTTCTTCTTCGTCGAGCCAAGAAGCGGAACCGTGTGTGGTCACCACCGGTATTTTGCGGTCACCGCTGGATGTCTGAATGATCTTCGCCAGCTTACGGAAGATATTTTCTTCTTCCAAAGCTTGTACGAGTGTGCGTTCAAATTCATCCGGTACAAGATAACCGCCTTCACTGTCGCTTCCTATCTGCAGAGCGTTCACTACGTCGTAATGCGGATTTTTAGAACGCATTACATTCCAGAATGCCTTCTTATACTCATCTGAGGCTCTGCCTGTTTTTGCGTCTGCACCGGGTACAGCAGGTTTGGTTGTGAGAGGTGTGTTGAGCGGCTTTGAAAGCTCGCGGTCAATGGCTTCTTGTTTTTCGAGCCGTTCAATTTCCTTGCCGAGTGCCACAACATCGGCTTCCATTTTGTCGTAGGTAGCGGTATCCTCGGCCGATACCATACCGTCCGCGCCGCGCTTGGCATCAAGAAAAGCCTTAGCGGCTTCCCACGCTTTTGCGCGCTTTTCGCGCAGTTCAAGAATTTTACTCATGTGTTATTCCTCCTCAAAATTTAGTGTTGAAGTAAAGAAAGCCGCTTCTCAAGCCATTCCGCAGGAGTAGCTTTGGCGACATCAATAGGGGTACTGGTTTTCTGTTTTGACAATTTGGGTTTAACCTTGTCAAGTAAAGAGTTTGTTACAGCCCGACGGCTGAAAGCGAATGTCACATCCTCTGCTTGCACACGCTTTTTCTCATCCTCCAAAATTCCGTCTGCAAACCCAAGTTCTATGGCTTTGTTGGCGTTTAGCCAAGTTTCGGCATCCATAAGGTGGGAGAGTTTTGCTCGTGATTGCCCGGTTTTGATTTCATAGGCATTGATGATGCTTTCCTTCACCTCCGAAAGCATTGCAATGGCTTTCTGCATTTCCTCACTGTCGCCGATTGCGATAGTCAGTGGATTGTGTACCATCATGAGAGCGGTAGGGGCCATTAGCACAGTTGTTCCCGCCATCGCAATAACGCTCGCTGCTGATGCGGCAATACCGTCAATCTTGACTGTGACCTTGCCTTTGTAGTCCATGAGCATGGCATAAATCTGACTAGCGGCAATACAGTCACCGCCCGGAGAGTTGAGCCAAATAACAATGTCACCCTCACCGGCAATCAAATCTGCTTTGAAAGCCTTAGGGGTGACATCATCATCAAACCATGATTCTTCTGCTATCACGCCGTCAAGGTAGAGCGTTCGTGTGCCGGATTCCTCATCCCGCACCCAGTTCCAGAATTTCTTCATTCGGTTTCCTCCAATCTTGTTGTATTTGCGAACGCACCTGCGTCCTGTAATTTGGTCATCGCACCGTTGATAAGGTAGAGATCTCCTCCAAACTCCGCCGGAATGCGATCGAGATTTTCTAGCTCACGGATATCGTTTGCGCTCATCCACCCATTCTGCCTTGCGGTTGCATATCCGCTCATGCGGGAAACATAGTCGCCTCGAAGCAAGCCGTCTACATTAAACTTAATGAATACGATTGGCTTTTCGCTTTCCATAAGCAGGGCACGACACATGGACTGCTCCCAGCGCACTACCCACGGATCGAGCGTGTACTTTACAAACTCAAGCGACTGTTGCTCGATGTTGCTGAATGAGGATTTCTCCAAGTCAGCAAGCATATGAGGCGGCACTCTGAAAATACGGGCAATTTCATTTATCTGAAACTTTCGGGTTTCCAAAAACTGCGCCTGCTCGGGTGAGATGCCTATCGGCTGATACTTCATGCCCTCCTCAAGAACAGCCACACGGTGCGCATTTTGTGAGCCTTGGTAGGCAGCATTCCAGCTTTCCTTGACCTTTTGCGGGTCCTTTATTGTGCCGGGGTGTCCAAGCACACCGCCCGGTGCCGCTCCGTTTGCGAAAAACTTCGCGCCATATTCCTCAGTCGCAATTGCCAGCCCCACTGCATTTTTCGCCATAGCTATGGGTGAATAACCAATAAGTCCGTCAAAGCCTAAGCCCGGTATATGCAGGACTTCGGACGGTGCGAGATATACCTGACTGTCATCGCCAAGAGTAGGCGCATCGTCACTAGTGCGGGAGTAAAGATAAAACAACCGACCTTTACTGTCGCGGTCAACTGTCATTTTGTTCGGCATGAGAGGATAGAGAGCGATTACCTCACCACGGGCGTTTCGAATTATCTGTGCATAAGCATTGCCCCATAACAAAAGATGACTCATCAGCGTTTCTCGAAACGCAAACGAAGTCATCTCAGGGTTCGGTTCATCATGGAGCAGTTTATATAAAGGGTGCTTTAAATATTTCTCTTTGCCGCCCGAATCATTATATCTGTACACGTGAAGCGGAAGCCCCGCCAATGTTTCAGACAGTATCCTCACGCAAGAATAGACCGCTGTCATTTGCATGGCTGTATGCTCGTTAACCGGCTTTCCGGCACTTGTGTTTCCGAAAAAGAAGCTGTATCGGCTACCGCCAAGTGCATTTTTAGGTTTATCACGTGCCTTGAATATTCCTTGTAAGATTCCCATAAACATACCTCTCCTTTGCTAAAAAATAAGTAGACCACGTTTATCATAAACACTCTCGCCATTGTCGTTTCCGCAACGAATCGCACGGTCGAGTGCCATAATCGTTGCCACAGCGCCATCGATTTTTTCAGTCGATTTTTCTTTATCTGCCTTAATATTGCCTGCAGGGTCGGTGCGGATAAAGATGTTGTCCATCATCCAGCGAAGAACAGGATGACCGCCATGAGCAAATTTTTGTTCCAGTGTCAGTTTCATCAGTTCTTTTGTGGGTGGAGACATATCCTTAAAGCCCTGCCCAAAGGGCACGACTGTAAAGCCAAGACCTTCAAGGTTCTGCACCATCTGTACAGCACCCCAGCGGTCAAAGGCTATTTCACGGATGTTATATTTTGTACCGAGTTCCTCGATAAAGGCTTCGATGAAACCGTAATGCACAACATTGCCTTCAGTTGTTTTGAGGAAACCCTGCTTCTGCCATAAATCATAATTCACATGGTCACGTCGAACACGCAAATCAATGTTGTCCTCCGGCATCCAGAAAAAAGGCAAAACAGTGTATTTATCATCCTCATCGAGCGGCGGAAAGACCAGCACGAAGGCTGTGATATCAGTGGAAGAGGAGAGGTCAAGCCCACCATAGCAGACGCGGCCTTCGAGCGATTCGGGATCTACCTTAAACGCACACTGATCCCATTTATCCATTGGCATCCATCGTACAGACTGTTTTACCCACTGGTTCAGCCGGAGTTGCCGGAAGCTGTTCTCCTCAGCCGGATTTTGCTTTGCACTCTCACAAGCTGCCTTTACCTTGTCTAATCCTATTGTGATGCCAAGGGAGGGGTTTGCTTTTTTCCATACCTTTGGATCCGTCCAGTCATCCGTTTCCGCAGCCCCAAAGATTACAGGATAAAATGTTGGATCCGTCTTGCGTCCTGATAGAATATCCAGTGCTTTTTGATGCACTTCATAACAGATGGAGTTCGTATTGTCGCCAGCAGTTGTAATCAAAAAATATAGTGGCTGCATTCGGGCATCTCCGCTGCCTTTGGTCATCACGTCAAAGAGCTTTCTATTAGGCTGCGTATGCAATTCATCGAAAATAACACCGTGTGTATTGAACCCATGCTTATTCGCCACGTCGGCTGAGAGCACCTGAGAAGTACTCTCCGTGGGCATAT